CAACGCAAGTTAAAGGAAAAGAAGCAGAATGGTTGGAAGAATATTGATAAGTTACTGGTCGATCAGGACACAGAATCAAGATCAAGGACAAGTACGGAGAGTGAAGAAGACAATGCGTTAAAGGTGGTTTCCAAACTTCTGGGCATAAACGTATCCGACTTTATCAATGACACTATTGTGATTTGGGAAATATGGCACTATGCAACCGAATGGGATGTTGAGCATGGCAAAGAATACGAGTTGAAGAAGGATGAGCCATGCAGGACGTATATCTGCCCAGACTTCCCTGAGTTTTTACTGTTCGCAAAAACAGTACCGACGGAAGAGTGGCCGTTCACACAGCACAGGTTTGAAAACAGGTCTAGGGGTTATTACGACACATTCGGGCTTGGTCATACGTGCATGGACGATCATCTTGCCGCAAGCATGCTGATGAAGCGCAAACTGATTTGGGCTGATTACAGTACGAGGCCATTGCTTGAAGATGGCGGGATGGGTGGAGATAACAACACTTCGGTCAAGTGGTCGCCCGGATCAACGCTTCCACCTGGTCTTAAGATAGCAGAAATGCCTGCACCACCGGCGCACTTGGACTTTGACATAGACTATTTCAAGAGGGATGCATCACAGAGGGCTGGCGGCGGGATGAACATATTCTCCGGTCAAGCATCAAGGGATAGTGGAATTGAGAAGACGGCAACAGAGGTTAATGTGCAGAGCGCACGAGAAGCCATGCTGTCAAGCGCAAGTACCGATAGATTTAATGATGCCGATAGAGAATTGTTCAGGGCTATGTGGGAAGACTGCAAGAAGCTCGGCGTAAGTCTGCCAATGATAAATGGTGACAAGAGTTTAGGTCAGATGAATACGAGCGTTTACGAGCACGACTATATCATCGTTCCGGCAGGTTCACAGAAGACGCTCAATCCTGACATGCAATTCATTAAGTGGAAGGAAGCGTTTATATTCGCAGTTGCCAATATTCAGCTTGTTCCGAACCTGAACGTAGAGGCAGAACTCAAGCGTGGGTTGGCAATGTTTGACCCACAATTAACCCAAACGCTGTTTATTGACCCGAACAAGCAGGGGCCAGAGAGCCAGCCTCCGATTTACAAGCTACTGGAAGAGATCAATAAGGCTATCGGCCAGAACTACCAGATAGACGAACAGCAGCAAAAAGAGATTGAAGCGACAATGAAACTGGCAATCGAAAACTCTGAAAAACTAGAATCGGAAATGCAAAAGGAGAAAGATGTTCAACCGCAAATCGTCTCGCCAAACACCCCGTAGCGTCAAAATGACATGGGATGGGTTTGCTGAAAAGATGAGCAAATCCGACAAGGAAATACTGCGCAGTTTCGGACAGACCGATGCCGCCCGCAAGATGAAGAAGGACATTGACGAACTGTTTTTCAAGCACGTTTTATTTAAGGGTCAAAGTAGCCAAGAATTTAGAGCAGGGTTTCTCACGGTGAGACAACGATTAGACATTCTTTTAAATCCCACAGAAGATGATGCGAAAGTACCCGAAGATGACACCACGTCAATGGATGGTATATAGCATTATTCAAGTGGAGTGCGTTTGTGCCGCTTTATGCACAACGGTTCCGTGACGTACACGAGTGCATGCTAACGCTATAAAATAGCAAGGAGAAGTTATTGTGGAAAACGAAGACAAAAAAAAGAGTGAGTCAGAACTGATCGAGGAAGAACTTTCCCAACTGTCAGACGCTAAAGATGCGTTTGTTGCTGGGGATTCTATTCCTGCGGAGTCAAGCGAGGTTGTTTCTGAGGGAAAGCCAAAGGCAGACAAAGTTGTACCAGAAAAGGACGACGCGACTGTTAAGGTTGAAGAAAATAAAGAAGCTGACGGCAAAAAAGAAAAAGAAACCACAGAAAAAAGCACGGAAGCCGAACCCGAAAAACCAACCGAAGTTCCTGCAGAAGATGAAAAACCTGACAATGTAGCATTTGCAAAAATGCGAAAGTCAAACAAACATCTTGAGGAACAGCTTAAAGAACTCCAAAGCAAGATAGAAACGGTTCCTACTGAAAAGCCAGCAGATGCCCCAAAAAGGCCTCCGGCTGATATGCTTTTCATGCACCTCGTTCGTGCTGAGGGCGGTGAGCTTACTGAAGCTGAAATAGCCGCACTTGGTGGAACGCAAGAGGTTATTGCATCGAATATTGATTCCATCATAACCGAAGAGTTGAATAGTCAAGAGCTACTAAATATTCGGAACATGGCGAAATCAAGATCGTTCGGGGCGCATAGTGACGTTATCTTGGAAAAGGTAACCAGCTATATGCCAACAATTCTCGCTCGTGAACGGGAAGCCGATTCAGTACGGCAAAACCAAGTGCATGCATCCCAGCAAATCATGGAAACGTATAAAGCGGAACTGCAAAAATCCGCAGACGATTTCCCTGCACTGCTTGAGGATAATGCCTCGAAGGTAATAGGTGATTGGGAAAAGGAACATATCGGCGACGTTGACGGCCTTATTGTTAAAGGTAATGGCAAATTGCCGAAAGAATTAGCCCAATATCTAATGTTACACCCGTATGAAAGGTCTCGCATAATCGCATCGACGATTGATGCCACTTCCTCGGTAATTAAGGAGATGACGGAAAAAATAAAGACGTTGGAAGACAAACTGAAGCTGTCCGACTCGCCGGAATCTGGTTCTCCTTCGGGTTCAATCAAAAGTAAAGAAATTAAAACATCAGCAGACATTGAAAGGGAGCTTGAAACACTTTCTTCTCAGCTGTCTGAGTAAAGGTAAAAATGAGTATTAATCTTGACACAATCACCACGGATGCTGGTGCAAGGACTTTAGTCGAGAAGTATTTAGACAAGAAGTTGCTCGAAAGAGCGGATTGGTCTACACCTCTCGCAAATTCCATGTTCGGCGATACACGTGGCATACAGAAGAATGATGGACAATACGGCGAATATACCAGGAAGCACAGAGGGCGCAGGCCACAACACATGTCTTCACCTAGTGGAGCAGGTAGTGATCCAGCGAGCGGTGTTACTCTTGGTGCGGACAAGGTATTGATTCCGACAGAGTGGATACAGGAATATGCGGCTATTGCAACGGTAACGAAGCAAACTAGCTGGCTGGATATCGTAGGTTGGGCAGAAGATGACATGCCTTCAGACCTGATGCGCAGAGAGCATGAATTAGTGCAAAACGCGTTTCTGGTTGGTCGCATGGCTCCGGGACAATATGACAGTAGCGGCGATGCTGACACAGCGTTTGATGCTGCGGCAGAAGCTACGGTCACGCTTTATGGAATTTCTTTTACATTCCAGAAGTGTCCCATATATTACGCCCAGAACAAGACCGCCTTTGCGGATCTCGTACCTGGCGATTCACTGACATGGGAAATGATGAGAATACTATGGACGAAGCTGGATCTGGCACATGCGCCTAAGATCAACGGCCAATACGTTTGCGTGTTGGACAGTTCGATGTGGCTTGATCTGCTCGTAGACGTAGATGGTGGAAGACTGACCGCAGCAATGGCTGGTGGTTTGAAGTCGGCCATCAAGGGATTAGAAAACAACACAGTATTTACCTATGCAGGTTGGTACTTCGTGCTGCAGGACAATCCTTTCACAGAAGATACAGGGGCTGAAGGTGTAAGGGCTAATTGGGGTCCAGTACATTCAGCACATTGTTTCGGAGCGCATTGCTTTGGTTACATTCCTCTTGGCAACAAGAAGTTGAGACCTAAGTTCAAGGTGCAGGACACCACGAAGACTGGTTATGAAATGACCATTGGTTATCTCATTCCTCATCAGGTTGGTATTCTTAACCCGAATTGGGGCTGCTCGATAAAGGCTTATGTCTCAGAGTCGCATCCCAATAACTTCGACCCGTCAGATCCTACGAAAATGCTCGATGGATTCGGGGTTTAATTAAATAACGCTAATGCAGGAAGGTAATAAAATGAAAAAAAGCATGGTGTTAATTGTTGCTCTTATAGTTGCTACAGCTATTGGCGCGATTGCTGGCGGAATGACGGTGACCGATAAGGCCTCGTTTTCCGCAACAGGTGATGCGGCTGGTACGGCGATTGATAAGGGTGTTGGTAAGATAGCGAATGTGGCTCTTTGCCTGAGCGTCGATACAAATGCGACTCTCACTGTTTACAGGGCGAAGTACAGTTCATCTTTGCAAGCGGCGGTGTCTGCTTCTGCGACCGTTGTCATGTACACACCGGGAAATAGTAATAAGGTTTCGGGCTTTACGCTTACGACCGACGACTATCTTCTGGTTCGTGATACTGGCAGTAACGGTTGGCAGTTGAGGAAGATATCTGCCGTTGGTGTGTATGCATCTAACTATACATCATATACAGTCGCGTCTGCTGTGACGGCTGCCTCTGATTCTCCTGTTTATGTGGTTGACGCCACAGACAACATGAGCATCCCGGCAGATTCGTCTTCGGATCAGACAAAACTGCAATATATGTTTGTTGGGTTCTCCAATTACCCGATATATCTCTTACTAGGTACTGGCAGTGGCCCTAACTCAATAGTTAGTGGTACTGTTGATTATGTAAGATAATAACAATGTGGTCGGGGAGGGGATATCCCCCTCTCCGGCTCATTTAGGTAATATGAAAACTGTCGAAACTATAATAAAAGAAGCGGTTGCAACGGCTCTTGGTCTTAAGAAAGACGAAATAGAGAACGATATCATTGATATCGCAATAGACAAATACAACTTTTGCGGGCGAATCATTTTTGATGTATGGCCGTGGAAAGAAAAGAAGATAGATCAATTTACAATATCGGCAGATGATGATGGGATAATTCTATTTAACGGAGACAATGCTGACGTAGACATAGTTCGGGCGGTAAAGGCGGTTGCGTCAGACGATTCTGAGGTAGACGTTTTTGTATGGCCACAGAACGAGGTTTCGGCGGCGATACAGGGCGTTGACGTATCCAGCGCAAGGTTTCTCAATCTTGCAAATGACGATGATGGATACAGGAGAATACAGGTTAATGTCGATGATGAGGTTACGACTTATGCCGTTTTAGCGATGAAGCGGTTCGTTGAATCCGTTATTGACGATAGTTATGATCCGGTCACCCCAACAGATACGCCTACCGATTACAGGGTATTGACGTGGCGACTTGAAGATGCCAATTCGATTTTGATTTCGTATATAATTGACGAGTTAAAGGCTTGGGATGGTCAGCCTCGTGATAATTTATATCAGGAATTGCTAAAGGTTCCTATACAAAAGGCCAAATGGCAGGAAGCAAATGAACACATAACGTATCCAGTAGACAGCGATTTTGAAGAAATTGGTTTGGATTTTTAATGAGACAAGACAGAATATTTGAAGTTATTGATGGGCAGAACGACTTCTCTGGCGGGATGGAGATGGTCAAGAAGCCCACTGCCAATCAATACCGATATGCAGAAAACATAATCCTGCTCGACGGCCAGCCAGAAACCAGGCCGGGTATACGGCGATCTTTCAGAAAATCTGCCGCTGGGCTGTTGGCAGGATTTTATTTCAATGAGGGGAACGCAAGATATACCGACGAAGAACATACCGGCTTTTGGTTTCCATTCCAATTCGTGGGCACAGCATGGGGATCAATACAGGGCGTTGAGAAGTTTAGATTCCCAGATGAAGATGATTACAGGATAATATTCGTATCCAACGGAAGTGTTTATATCCAGAAATTAGGATTCGTGACTACCATTGATACCGAAGAATCTCTTGGGTCTGGCGAGACGATAGAGTTCGTTCAGGCGAATGAATGGCTTGTTATGCTTCGGTCTGGCGAAAATACCCCTATGCGATGGGATGGAAGCACGGATGGATTTAAGCTGTTTCCACAAGAAATCGAGTCAAAGAAGATTCCAAATGGCGATATGGGAACGTATCAGGGTGGAAGATTATGGGTCAGGAAAGACGACAATTTATATGCCTCTGACATTTTTGATATTAATACATACGATTACGTCTTTCAATTGTTTGGCGTAAACCCTGGTGACGGTATGAATATTACAACCCTCTTTCCGTGGCATAGCGATAATTTGATTATATCAAAGGATGATGCCATTTTTACTCTTTCCGGTATTAATTTCGCATCAACGGAAGACGCGGCTGAGGGGATTAGGCTTTCGGATGGTGTTAACATAGAGCAGATTATATCCGATTCTGGGATTGTTGGCAGGTACGCTTATGCGGAACACGGCGAACAGGTTTCATTCGTTTCAAGTACGGGTATAAGACAGATAAGCAGGACGCATCAGGGCGAACTGGTCGGGCTTGACGTGACAATGAGCGCACCGATTCAGCCGATAATAGACAGAATCAATAAGGACTACCTGCATAATGCGTGTGTTGCGGCGTTCAAGAACCATCTCCTGTTTGCCGTTCCATTGGATCGTTCGGTCGTCAACGATCATATCTTGGTGTTTGATTTAGTTTTATCGGCATGGGTTTCGGTATGGAAGAGCGACGTTATCAATCCAATTCGCTTTTTCGTCATAGAAGATACGCTATATTCGCTTGGGGCTGACAATGTTTTGAGAATAATGTGGACAAATGACGCAGTAGATAGCCAGCACCCGGTAGATGATACTCCAGTGTGGACAACTACCGAGGAGAACTTTGTCGGGAATATTAGACGTGCATCATCTGACGCAGAGGATCTTTATACGTGCATCCAGCGTAATATAGGTGAAACACTTTCCTCCACCGACTACTGGACTCTCGTTACTGACGAACAATCGCTTTACAAGATTACATCATTTTTGAAGACTCGGTTCTATGAGCATGGCGACGAACCCACCCCAAAGAAGTATAGCAGGGCAGAGGTAGCGTTTTTACATCAGAATCCGTCCATAAACATCCAGTACGAGGATAGGGGATATGGTACGATATCCGACGCTTTTTCAGCAGTAAAGACCTACAGCCAAGAGGCTTATGAGATTAACAATACTGCCGACTGGGATAATACAAATGCCGATCTTGATTTCGATAATCCGGGAAGGGAAGATTACACGGTTTTATTTGACGCTGATGATGGAATATACATGGACGCTGATGATGGAATAGATATCGGGGCGTGGACTCTGCATGGAATAAAGTTTATCCCCAGAGTTGTTCATAATCACGAGATTTCTCTGCACATAACGAATACGCAGGGCAAGGTAAGAATCAAGAGCATAGTGTGTAAGGGACAACAGGGAATGTTTGCTAAATACGGGAGATAAAAATGGCTGATAATTTTGTAAAAGGATATACGTTTGACGGGACTACTGGTTTAAAAACTGGTGCTAATTTAGAAGACTTGATTACACTTGCTGTATTTGCGGCAGGTGCGGCTGACACCGGAAATGCTACCAGACTTTTTGACGGTTCAACGATTGATCTTGATGCAAGTAATAGAGCGCAAGTAGCAGACGCGGGGATTGGTGTCGATCAAATAGCCGCAGCGATAGCCGGAACTGGACTCAGTGGCGGTGCCGGAACCGCTTTGAGCGTAGATGTTCCTACCGTTGCCGCCGCTATGGATGGAAATGGACTACAGGCCGCTGGATCTTTTTTAAACATTAACACAGACGAACAGGGCTTTGAAATAATTGGTGGCCAACTTGCGCTTGAACTTGACGGGACAACGTTATCGAAAAGCGCATCAGGCCTAAAGGTAAACGCTATAGGTGCATCACAAATCACAGATGGCACCATAACTGCGGCAAAGTTAGATACAATGGACTGTTTCCTTGTTGACAAGAACGGAACGAATCAGGTATGCACCGTTGGCGCAACTGATCTTGTGTGGGATACTTCGTCGCCGGTAATAAACGTAGGCTCAGGGACATTTCCGACAAATAACAGATACAGACCGGGCATTGCTGGAATATGGGAATTTACTTTAATTGTGACTCATCTATCAATAGCAACAAACATCAATGTAAATACAGAGATTAGAAAAAACACAACCCTAATAGCGCAATCAACTGGTGATGTTTCCGCGAGTGCAGCTAATAGTCAAAGGTCTATCGTTATTAGAACATTCGTAAATATGAACGGAACAACAGATTATATAAAAGCAGGTTTTAATGTAACAACAAGTACAGTAACAGTTTATGGCGCAGATTATTCAACATTGTTTATGGGACGTTTTATTGGACAAGCATCATAGGAGGTAAAAATGGCAACAGGAACAGTTACAGCTTCATACGTTTGGACTGGCGATGTAAACAATCTTATTCAGCCAACTGCCGACAGGTTGAATCTGACGGCTAACCCGACGGTTGTTTTCGACTTTGATTATTTAACGCTTCTAACCCTTACCGGTACGGATAACGAGGATGGTACTGGCAGTATGGAAATAGATGTAGTTGATACTGACGGAGCGGCAGTCTTATCAAACCATCTTATTCGTTTATGGATTTCCACAACCAGCATTGGTGCTGCCGCAGCGGTTACGGGGTTTGCTCCAAGTACGGGAACTGAAACATTCGAGTATCTGTCAGAGGGTGATTACGACATTATAAGCGACGAAAATGGTGTCGTCGTGATGGATATTAATAATGGCGGGGCGGGAACGGTGTATGTGATGGCGGTGATAAACGGTAAAATATACAGTACAAGTTTAGTAATAACAGCATAAGGAGAGCAGAGAGATGAAGAAGACGATAGCAATAACAATGGTTCTTGGATTAATAGCATTGGTCGGTGCGCTTGCAGTTGGTTACACGGGAAAGTCAATGGACATTACCGGAACGTCAACACTTGTTCTTCCTAACGTAAACCCATTTGCGGTATCCGTTACTAGGACAAATTCAACAGCATATTCGCTTGGCGATTATGTTAGACACTACACCAACAACATTCATTTGTATTTCTGGTGTGTTGGAGCAGGAACAAGCAGCAATGTTGTTCCAACATGGTCAACCACGGCAGATGTTACAGATGGTGGTGTTACATGGAGATACGTTAATCCTATCCGCAACGCATTCACCATAGTTAATAACGGTACAGATGATAATGTTTACATATCCTATGGCAGCGCGGCTGTAAGTGGTAGCGGAATTACGCTTGTTACGGAAGGCGGAACGCTTAACGCTGGCTATAATAGTCAAAGAGCGTATCAGGGCGAAGTGTATGCAATTTCAGGATCAGGAACTAATTCAATATCAATTCACGAGGAGTAAGATATGTACAAGAAAATATTATGTGCCCTTTTGGGGCTTACAATAACTGCAAGCGCACAAGTTATAATGCCCCCCGGCGTTTCTCCATATAGGTGGGGATCTTCCAACGATTCGTTTCAAGCGCAGATAGACGCCCTTACTCCTACTAATAGCTGGATTGCGTCTAATACTGTTCTACAGGCACAAATAGACACAAACGCTGCGAATATTGTAA